ACCCGCAGCGCAATAAGACGACAATTCAGCACCTTGTCCAACTACACCTGTATAGTGTGAGTGTTGCTCCATCGCGTCGACTTGAGCAGAGCCTAGAACACGTCCTGTATCGACTCCACGACCATCATCAATGCCTCGAAGGAACTCACCCCTAAGATCTGGTAGATTAAATGTTAGTGATCCGTCTCCTGCTCCATACGTTGTGCCTATCGCTGAAAAAAGAGAAGAATATGCAGCTCTTGAAATTGCCGTTCCATCGGCTTTAATCCACCCCGTCGGAGCCGTAGCCATCGCAAAGTATTGAACAGCGCCCGCAGGCGTTGTCAATGTGACAATCTCGTCAATAGCGGCCTGCAGCTGAACCGCCGTCAACCCTGAAGCTGCATTATCATAAACGATATTTGCAGCAAGCGAAAGCTCGTCAATAGCTTCCTGCACATTTATGGCGGCAAGCCCAGATGCAACATTATCGTAATTTATATTAATCGCATCTTCAAGGTCTTCCATTGCAGCCATGAGCTTCCAACTTGCAGAATCTGTAACGGGATTATTCCCAATACTTGGCGATCCTGTAGTACCCGTTTTTGCTATGTAAAGATTTCCCGTTGCGATAGTTGCAGAACCTACAAAATACTGCTGTAAAGAGTCCCATTCGGCGATTCCCATCTGATGTAAGTATGCATGCAAAAACGTCGTTGAGTAACCGAGAGCGTTAAAATCTTGCTTAGAAGGAGGTGTGCTTGCCGAAACTATTCCCCACCCACGCTTAAAATCTGCTGTGTCGATGTTAGCCGTTAACTCGTCTGATGCAGCCACCGACCCAAAAATTGTTCGTTCTGTCCCTGTAGGATTTGAAGCAAAAGCTTCGAGATCACCAGTATACCTTGTAATTTTTGTCATTTAAATATCCTTAAAATAGTTTTAATCGGAAATTTCCGCCAGGTTCTGTAGTCGAATCGAATTTATTTTTAAAGCTTTTGCAGTTAACGTTATCGCTGAAGCCAAAAGTATTAAGTATCTCAGAACCAACAAGAATATACCTAACGCCCTGCGGTCTTGGCAACAAATCTAATGCAAGAATGACGCGAATTCTTTCTTCGTTTACTAGATAGCTTATATGCAGTGTAAGGCTCATATCAAGATTATCTTCAACATACGCCATGCCACCGAAAAGAACAATTATCGCATCTTGAATCGACGTGAAATATTCGAAAGCCATCATTCCGTGAGCATTATTCTTTGTAATCTTCGCTTTGATAAAAAATTGAAAATCGTGGTCATCTAGCTCTAGGTCTGTGTATTCAGCTGAATTTTTATCAAAAAGTGGTCCTAGGTCTCCGAGCTGTGAATCTTTGTCATCAAACCCCGTAACATCGGCATTATCATCGAACCCAAAAAATATCTTTTTAATCACCGATGGAACATTGCGATCAACTCCAACGACTCTGCCGAGTATATCAAGTCTATCGCCTGTCGCAGAATCGACATCGAAAGCTGTTTCAAAAGACGCAAGAAAATTAAAGACACGTTCCCACGTCCCAGCTTGCATTGCGATTTCAGCCTTAGCTTTCGACTTTTCCCAATACTGCTTTATCAAAAGATTTGTATATTCGCTTGAGAACGTCATTCTAAATCTCTGTGATTGTTATTTTTGCCGTCGAAATTAAAAGCCTGCCATCGGCCGATGGCGATGCACTTGATGCAGTGTATGTTATATCGTCAAGGCTAACTTCAAGATCTGTAGCGATAAATGTGCTCCCTGCTGAGTAGACTGCATCGTAAAGCTCGCCGACATAAACCGTCTCTCCAATATCAAAGAGAGTAGCAACTAGAGCTTCTTTAATCAAATCCTCATCTATAACCGCCGTGCCTCTTTTTTTAACATCAAGAGTTATATAAAGATCTTCATCGGTAGGACGATCAAAAGCCATCTCGTGAGAATAGACAAAAGTGCTTTCATCAGGCAGCGTAATCGTTTCATCATAAGTCCCAGTTTCTGTCCCCTTCAGTCCGCATCCTGCTGTTTTTGTCTTTGCAATAGCTTCGCCGATATCGGCATCAGAACCTCCCTCGACGATGCACCACACAGTATGCGCATCAAGTGTAAGAACGGCATCAACAGAATTTGTGTAATTTTCGTAAATCTTTAGATCAGTAACATCGTCAATATCGCCAATAGCTGTATATAGTCCCCCTAAAGTACTTGTCGACGGCGTTTCTAGCGATAAATTGCGTCGCATTCTAAGCTCTTCGTCGGTCTCCTCATCTTCTCCCGCAACAGCAATCGCGGGATTTGTGACGGTGTTTACTCCGATAACGATTGTTACGGGCGTGACTACCGTTCCAACACCTGCAGAATAAGCGCCAAAATCCTCAGAATAGAGAACGACGGTATTGTCTCCACTTGCCAACGCCTGTTCTGAAGTTGTCACCCAATGCTGAAAAAGATCATCTTCAACTATATAATTATCGGGAAGCGATAGAGTTCGGTCTGTATTAATCGTCACAGAAACGTAAGACCTGACCGCGGGATTTCTGCTTATTCCAGCGAATTTAATTAACCGATTTAACGAATTTCCAACAGCAAAATTAGGGTCTAACTGATTATAAAGCGACAAAGCAAAAGACTGTAAATCGAGCCTTGCCTGTGCTTCTATTGCTATGCGTTGCCCATCGGGAGTATTTAAACTAAGGTCGATAAGCGCGCCGTAAATTGTTTTATATCCGTCTGCTAACTCGTCGTAAATCTCCTCAAAAGTCTGAACGTCGATGCCTTCTGCAGTAAACTCTGGTAACATCTCAACCCCTCTATCTTTTTTTTTTAGATTAGCATAATCTTTTATTTCTTTTCACAGAAAACTTTCAGGGAAAATATAAACTATCTCTGAAACATCTAAATCAAAAACATCGTTATATTCTAGCTCAATAGATAAACCACGATTTTCCGAATCTGTTGTTATCTCAAGCTTCGAAATCGACTTAACACCGTCCGTTTGCAGTACAGACTTTTCGACTTCTCTGCGTATGCGATCCGAATTTCCACGGGTTCCTAAAAGCTCAATCCAAGGGATTCCTGAATCAACATCAAGATACCAATCATCTGTGAATAATCGTAATCTTGTTACAACGTTTTGAGCTATCGCGTCGCTTTTAGTTTTATACGATGCTAAACTTCGCCCAAAAGTAAAGTCACCCTCTGAAGTTATTCCTGCAACTTCCATCTTCCTTCACCTTTATTTTAGACTAGTTAGGCGTGTTTGTTGTACCGCTTCCGCCAGGATCTGTCCAAGTGTAATCATGAGTATGAGTCGACAAATCAATTCCGCCTGCTGTAATTTCTCCAGTAGTTTCGATGTCAACGCTACTTGACATTGCTCCGCCTGCTGTTCCAGTGAAGTTTGCAGCTGATATTGTCCCAGTACACGTTATATTACCGATTACTTGCATATTCCCTGTTAGCTTAAAATCTCCAACAATTGTCATGTCGCCAGCTTGCTCGTAATCTCCAGTTATATCATAATCGCCTACATGCGTAGCATTGCCTGTCTGCGTATAATTACCATTCCGCTGTATTTCAGTAGGAATCGTTATAGCAGAACTTTCGGGGTTGATGCCTACAATAGCGATGCCGTCGCTGTAATCGTGCATTCTGTATTCTGCAGGACTCACGAAATCTTGTCCGACATACCACCTATCAAAGCACCTTTCAGAAATAAGTAGTAAACAATAATCGCCGATAGCGATAGGGTAAGAAGTATAGCTCCCTCCACCTTGTAGAAAAATCGGTGGGACTTCAATAAATTCGGGCAAATCTCTCGAAACCCCATCGACCTGACGATTTATAACGGGTCTGACATTTATGGTTTTTGTATTTACTGCCGTTACTATTGCGAGTGTAGTTGTGTGGACATTCGCTAAAGCGTCTTTAATCGCATCATTTAGCACATCTGAAAGTTGAAGCTTTTTCATAGGACAATCATATCCGTTTTGAGTTGACAAGTGCAAGTCTGCGACCACTCATCGCCATAATTATCACCGTTGTAATTGATGTCCTCAATTTTATATATACCGTTGAGGTGAGGAGCAATAACACTCTTAAGACTAGCCCTTGAGCCTATGCGCACCGATGGATCAATCATCATCTTGAACGTAACGCGTTTTTTTTCTCGAGTTGGTGAACTGATCAATCCTGTTTTTGCCGAAACTTCAGGGATATACGTTCCAACAACTTCACCATCTTTCAACATATAGAGCTTTTCGTTCTCAACGAACCAATGTTCCTCTTCATCTGTCATATTATCAAGAATTTTTGCAGGACTGCCGACAAGGACTTTAGGTCTCGTCAAAACTGGTCTAGTAGAAATTTTGCCTTTCGTTATTCGAGGCATATCAGCAAGAATAGCATCAACAGCGACTTCGTTTTTTGTAACTGTTTTGCAAATAAATGTATCGAAAAAATCGCTTCCGCCATCGAAGCAACTTATGCGCGTGATAATGTCTGCACCGCTTCGACCGTTAGAACACTTACTGATTGTGCCTCTGAATATCATCTCCAAGCGCCCCTGATATCCTGCAAAAACTGATAAAGGGATAACGTCCGTATCCTCAACATCTTTAACAATCGAAAGCCGTTTAGAAGGACTTAGGTTATAGATGTTAAGATTCATCTTATTAAGTTGTCCGCTTATGGATTTGTTTATGTCAAAATCAACCCGAATAGGAGGTTTTATTATAGTTTCGGATTCGCCGATTGTAATAGAAATTTCGTAGTCTCGTGTAAATCGTGTGCTTGTCATTCTGGCACTGGTACTCCTCTGATATCTTCCATATCATCGGCATCTAAAAGGTAAAGCTCGCAACGCCCATCGCTAAAATCTTTCCTCTGAAAAGGATCGATGCCTCTACCAGATAAATCACGAACTACAAAATCAAAGGGAAGGTTATTGCTTAAGAGATGCAAAACACCTATTGATAATTTCACGCCAAAAACTGAATAAACACCATACGAAACGTCCATAAACCATGTTGTAGTTCTAGGGTAAAACCTCAAGTTCAATATAATTTCCGATTCTCCAAAAAGAATTGTATGCTTTTGGTTTGCCTCTGAACCTATGTTCTGAACTACTTTAGCCATAATTTTACCCCGCAACTCCCGTTAAATAGCTTAAAAATGAGTGTGGAACAGTTGCTCCTTCCTGCACCCCTTTGTCTTTTGTATCGTCAAGCTGACCGTTGACATTATCAGCAGGATTCTTAACAGGTGTTACGGGGATAAAAATATTCTTGACAAAATTAATCTGTTTGGCTTCTAGTCGAAAAGATATAGCAGAGTTTTCGTTATCCCTCTCAATCTCGAGATTTGTGATCCGCATCCTGTCGTATCGATTATATGGCATATCAATAGAAATAAGCGTATTGCTAAAAAAATGCGCTTCCATTGCATCTACAAAGCTTTTTATATTCTTTCCCGATGCGCTTTTAACTAAGCCAAGATACCCAGAAAGCTGTTGCCCCGCGTTAATTTCCGAGTCGACTTTATCAACGGCATTAATGATATCATTCGATATATCAGAGATTTTAGCTAGCTGAACTGTTGTGCTATCAAGAGTGTACTGCGTTATTATTCCAAGCGTTTTTTGAACTCTGCGAATTGCATAAAAAAGATCAGATGTCTTGACGTGAACGTCTGATACATTACCCTCAATAGCGATAGAAAGCGGTTTGCGAATAATGTGATCGCTAACAGGGCTTCCATCTTCAAGATACACTACAGGGACTTCGCTTGATCTCGTCGTTTTTTCTGATACTCTAGCAATAGCTGTAAAGCCACCGATGCCTACTTCTTCCTTTTTCTCGTTACGAAATTGTCCGTCAAGGTAATCGCGTATGATAGACATTACATTCCCCCACCTTGGACTAATGCTTTAGCTATTTCCAAATGTTCCTGCAATTTATCTCTTACTTCTATTGCAGACCGTTCTGGATCTGTAGATTTCACCTCTACTACTACATTTTGCTCCACCTTCCCGCCACCGTTAAACATATTCTTCATAAATCCTAACATGGAATCGACAGGTTTGTTTATCGTGTGCATTACCTCTAAAGACTTATTTGCAACGACAGATTCACCGCCTCTCATCGGCATGGATAGATCATCGACTAACAAAGCAAGAGCCGTAACAGCGGCAGTTATAGCAATGATTTCGGGAGCAATAGAAACGGCGATAATCGCACCGATAGCCATAAGAGGAACTTTCATTCTCCACAATAGCGCCATAACTTCAGTCAGCCCTTTAGCAAATTTACCAATCCCTGAAACGATAGAATCCTTGTTGTCCACAAGGAATGAATTGAACTGTTTTGAAAGCTTATCAAGCTCTGGTGCTAACCCTACCGCGATCAACATTTTCATTCCGTCGAGATTAAAACGTAGCTTCGCAACTGATCTATTATAAGCTTCGACTTGTTCTGTTTGCTTTTTCGTGAGAACGCCGAAGCCTTTGGACTCTTCCCTAAGCTCTTTTATCCTACCCGATGTCTTTCCAAGCATTTCAAGCAACGTTGAATCAATTCCAAGCGACTCCGCTATTGTCACTTGTTGAGATAATGACAAATTCATTGCCTTAAAACGCTCGCCAACTTCGCCGAGGATCTCATCCGCTGTTTTGATTTCTCCCGAGGCTTTCCTTATCGATATCCCAAGCCGTGAAAAATCCTGATTGCCGTTAAGTGTGGCACTGCCGATCTTGCGACTTAAGCTCGAGATTGTCTTTTCCATCGCCTGTAAACTCGAACCGCTTGCAATCGCGACATAGCCCATCTCTTGGATATATTGAGTAGCGACCCCAGATTGTTTTGAGAGAAGAATTAGAGGATTAAGCGCATTGAGTATCCCATCAGACCATTTTGCGATAACTGCAAGCGACGCACCGATTGCAGCAGAAAAACCACCTAGGTACATTATACCTTTACCAAGATCGGCGTTAAACAAAGACAAGGGCTTAGTGCTACCGCTGAAGGAAAATTTGGTTATTACTTCGTTGACAACTGCCATTTTATCTCTTCCTTGACTCGCTGATTTTGTAATTTTCTATCGCGTGTGTCATATGCTCGAACTCCATCAAGTCGAGCAATTCCGTTGTATCAAGTCCGCCAATCTCTGCAATACTTCCATAGCCTTGTTTCGACAAATAAAAAACAGTCATATCATCGTCGCTAACATTAGTTTTTGCTATTAGACTAGCTTCACCGCGTGGAACGACAAACTTTAGCTTCCACGCAATCCGACCAAAAAAGGATAGCTAATCGCCCCTAGCATCGCAACGACAAAAACGGCGTAATCTTCGGGGTATTTTTCCCAGTGTTCAGGTAGTCTCGAAATTAAACTTCCTTCAAAAAGTACAAGATCATTTATCGTTTTTTCTACAGGCTCAAAATCATCACTATCTAAACACGAATAATTTCCGCTAGAAAGCTCTTTGAGATTCTTAGTAAAAAATGCAAAGACCTTTCGACGCTTTTTATGGGTCGTTTTTGTTATCGCGTAAATCCTGCCGTTTATCGTTGCTTCGCAATCTTCATAAATAGCCTTGAATTCTGCAAAAGCTTTTTCTGAATCACTCATTGACTACCTTCGCTTATAGATT